GGTACACCACATTCTCCCCCTCTCTAAAGGAGGAGGTAATGAGAGGAGCAATCTCATGGCTCTTTGTAAATCCTGTCACTCTCGAATTACTGTCGAGAGCGGTGACCGGTGGGGGCGGTAAAATCTCTAAAACTTTTTAAAGCGGACAGCGGCGTGGGGTCGCGTGTTAAAAAATGCAGTTTCAAAGGGTGGAATAGGGCAAGCCATTTAAAGTGAGGTGAACGTATGGCAAAAGACGGTACAAATCGAGGTGGCGCTCGCGTAGGTGCAGGCGCTAAAAAGAAGCCACTGGCTGATAAAATATCTGAAGGTAATCCAGGAGGCAGAAAATTAGCAGTAATAGAATTTAAGGATACAGCAGACCTCAAAGGAATTGAAATGCCTGAACCAAATAAAATGCTGGAAGCTATCCAAAAAGATGGCAAGGCTCTGGTTGCAGGTGAAATTTACAGAAACACATGGAAATGGTTAAACGAACGTGGATGCGCTGCTCTTGTATCACCACAGCTTTTGGAACGCTATGCAATGAGTGTGGCTCGTTGGATTCAATGCGAGGAAGCTGTAACAGACTATGGCTTTTTAGCAAAGCATCCTACCACAGGTAATGCTATTCAAAGTCCTTATGTTGCTATGGGACAAAACTACATGAGTCAGACAAACCGTCTATGGATGGAGATTTTCCAGATTGTCAAAGAAAACTGCACCGGTGAATACAGTGGTGCAAATCCGCAAGATGATGTAATGGAACGTCTTCTTTCAGCAAGACGAGGAAAATAAAAAAAAGGAGAAAATATGATTACTTATAAAACAGCAGAAAGTGTTTGTATGGGACACCCTGATAAACTCTGTGACCTGATTGCTGATAACATCTTGGATGCTTGTCTTCGTAAAGATAGAGCTTCCCGTGTAGCATGTGAGGTTATGGCTACAAAAGGTAGAATCATCGTAGCGGGCGAAATCACCTGCAGCGGAAAAGTTAACATTAGGGAGATTGTAAGAAATGTGTTAAAAAAGGTGGGATACAATCCTTTGAAGTTTTTGGTTTATGTATATGTACATAATCAAAGTTCAGACATCAAAGCAGGTGTGGATACAGCACTTGAAGTAAGAAATGGCTTCCACGACCCTTACAGTTCTATTGGTGCTGGTGACCAAGGAACAGTTTATGGGTATGCAACAAATGAAACTCGTGAGAATCTACCTCTCCCCCTTGTGCTTTCCCATCGAATCGTAAAACGCATTGATGATTGCCGTAAAGGAAAACTCATTAAAGGCATCCTGCCTGATGGTAAAGCACAAGTTTCAGTAGAGTATGAAGATGGAAAACCAAGTAGAGTTAAAACTATTGTGGTTTCAGTTCAACATGATGAGAATAAAACTCAAGAAGAACTAAAATCAGATATCTTAAATAATGTACTATGGCAGTGCTTTGAGGATTTTCCCTTTGATGATGATACTGATATATTAATCAATCCTTCAGGCAGATTTGTTGAAGGTGGTCCTGCTGCTGACACAGGCTTAACTGGAAGAAAAATTATGGTAGATACTTACGGAGGTCTTGCATTACACGGAGGCGGTGCCCTTTGTGGCAAGGACCCAACCAAGGTTGATAGAAGCGGTGCTTACATGGCTCGATATATTGCAAAGAACATAGTATGGAGCGGTCTTGCAGATAGATGTGAAGTCGCTCTTTCTTATGCTATTGGTAAGGCAAATCCTGTGGCAGTTGATGTTACTTCTTTTGGATCTGGTAAACTTACTGATGATCAGCTTGCCGATATTGTTCAAGAAGTATTTAACTTAAGACCTGCAGCAATAATAGAAAAACTGCGTCTCAGGAATGTAAGTTATTCTGATACAGCAACTTATGGCCACTTCAATAGCTTTATGTTTCCTTGGGAAGACATTAATAAATATAGTGATTTAAAGAAGGCGGCAGAAAAATATGAAAATAGAAAAGATTAGTATTAAAAAGCTTATCCCTGCTGAGTATAATCCGAGAAAAGATTTAAAACCTGGTGATCCAGAATATGAGAAACTTAAACACTCTCTTGAGGAGTTTGGATATGTAGAACCTGTTATATGGAATAAAAAGACAGGCAGGGTTATCGGCGGACATCAGAGATTAAAAGTCCTGTTAAGTATGGGAATGGAAGAAATAGAATGTGTAGTTGTTGAAATGGATGAGCAAAAGGAAAAAGCACTAAATATTGCTCTTAATAAAATAAGTGGCGATTGGGATAAAGATAAATTAATGCTTTTAATCACAGATTTACAAGGTTCTGATTTTGATGTATCTCTTACTGGATTTGATCAAAGAGAGCTTGATGATTTATTTAAGGATTCCCTTAAAGATAAAATAAAAGAAGATGATTTCGATGTAGACAGCGAGCTTAAAAAACCTGCTGTTTCTCATTTAGGTGATGTTTGGATGCTTGGTCCGCATAGACTTGTCTGTGGTGATTCCACAAAGGTAGACACATTTACCTCTCTCATGGATGGGAAGCTTGCAAACCTTGTTGTGACGGACCCTCCATACAATGTAAATTATGAAGGTACGGCTGGAAAAATAAAAAATGACAATATGAATAACGAAGCATTCTATAACTTTCTGCTTTCAGCATTTAAAAATACCGAAGCAGTAATGGCAAAGGATGCTTCTATTTATGTGTTTCATGCAGATACAGAAGGTTTGAATTATAGACTGGCATTCACAGAAGCAGGCTTTTACCTTTCCGGCACTTGCATCTGGAAGAAGCAGTCACTTGTTCTTGGGCGTTCCCCTTATCAATGGCAGCATGAGCCAGTGCTCTTTGGCTGGAAGAAGTCCGGCAAGCATAACTGGTATTCGGATAGAAAGCAGACTACAATCTGGGAATTTGAAAAACCAAAAAAGAATGCTGACCACCCAACCATGAAGCCTGTAGCCTTAGTGGCCTACCCTATTTTAAATTCAAGTTTATCTAACTGCATTGTACTGGATCCTTTCGGTGGTTCAGGAAGTACACTAATTGCTTGTGAACAGACTGATCGAATTTGCTATACAGTTGAATTGGATGAAAAATACTGCGACGTTATAATCAATAGATATATTGAGCAGGTTGGTACAAATGAAGAAGTTTTTCTAATACGTGATGGTAAGAAAATAAAGTACTGTGATATAGAAAAACCGCAATAAAATGAGGCGACAGTTTCGCTTTTGTGGGCTTTTATTAAACCTTTCGACTAAACCTTCAACCGATATAAGGAGGGAAAGGCAGTGAATTCAACAGATTTAGTTAAAAGCATTTCCTTCAGACAAACAGAAATCATAAACTGGATTTTACGTCTTCATGCACCGGATCACAAGATTGACTGTGACCCAACTTATTCTAAAGGGTTATTTTATAGAAACACAGGAATAGAAGAACCTGCATATAAGTTTGATTTGGAGCCACAGTTTGATGATGTTATAAAATGCGATTGCAGAAATCTTCCTGTTGATGATGAATCATTCAGCTGCATAATATTTGACCCTCCTTTTCTCGCTACAAAAGGAAAATCGCTTAATGCAGATAAGGGTAATGTGATAAACAAAAGATTTACAGTCTACCCTACGGAAGATGAACTTCATAGGATGTATGCTGAATCTTTGAAGGAATTCTATAGAGTATTAAAATCAGGAGGAATTCTTATATTCAAATGCCAGGACAAGGTAAGCAGCGGCAAGCAGTACATGAGTCATTGCTTTGTTATGAATGAAGCTGTAAAAACAGGCTTCTATCCAAAGGACTTATTTATCTTGCTTTCCAAAAATAGAATTGTTGCAGACTGGCAGATTAGAAACCAAAAGCATGCAAGAAAGTACCACTGCTACTTCTGGGTGTTCGAGAAAATCAAAGGCAATTCTCTACCTACAATATACGCTAACCATTGGAATTACAATAAATAATAAGTGTATTTTTAAAAAATATACCTTGCTATTTATCTCTTTTAGAGTGATATATGTACATAACAAAAGAAACACACTAAAAGAGAAGGAGAAAAGGAAATGGCAAGCACAGAATTTTTAAAGTCAAACTTTGGAATCGAAGTAGAAATGACAGGCATAACAAGAAACAAGGCTGCAAAAGTTGCAGCTGAATACCTTGGAGGAACAATAGAAAAGCTAAACGACAGCAAGGATACACACAAGATAACAGCACCTGACGGCAGAACTTGGGATGTAGTATATGACGCAAGCATTAATACACAAAAGAAAGTAAACGGACTTAAGGTTTCAGCAAACCGAGACTACAGTGTTGAGCTGGTAAGTCCAATCCTGAAATACGAAGAAGACATTGAAACCTTGCAGGAAATAGTAAGAAGACTTAGAAAAGCAGGAGCCTTCTCAGAAAGCCAAAATAAAACTGGAATCCACATACACTTAAACGGGGCAGACCATACACCGAGGTCACTAAGAAACTTTATAAACATAGTCTACTCAAGAAACGACCAGCTTTACGACAGCCTTCAAGTTGAAGAAGAAAGAAAGAGCTACTGCAAGAAGATGGATGAAAATTTGGTAGAACGAATGAACAGAAAAAAACCTACAACTTTCAACCAGATAGAAGAAATTTGGTACGAAGGATACGGACCGGTTAGAAGGCAGCATTACCACCAAAGCAGATATCATTTTCTAAACCTTCACAGCTTTTTCAACGGAGTTGGAACAGTAGAACTGAGAGGCTTCAACGGAACACTCCACGCAGGCGAGATTAGGGCATACATAGTGCTTGCCCTGGCAATGAACCACCAGGCACTCACACAAAAGAGTGCAAGCACAAAAAAGCCGCAGACAGACAACCCAAAATTCGCAATGAGGACATGGCTGAACAGGATAGGGCTTATAGGTGACGACTACAAAAACTGCAGAGAGCACCTTTGCAAGCAACTTGAAGGTTCAGCAGCATGGCGGTTTCGAACAGCCGCATAACTAAACCAAGACGGCTTCATTACCACCGAGCGGGAGACCGCTCTTAAGGTGGTAGAAGGGCAAATAAAACTTGACTTATTAAGGGTTTAGAGTGATGTATGTACCTACAAAGAAAGGAGATGAAGTGATGGACAGAAAAGAAATTGTCAAAGCACTAAGCACACATTTTGAAACAGCACCCAGGTATCTGGGAGCACCGAGCTTTGCTTACGAAGTTGAAACTTCAGGTGAAGTTTACAAGATTGACAGACATGGAATAATCACAACACTTGATGGAACAGAAATATCATTGGATGAGGTTATGGGTAGACAACCGATAAAGGAGCAAAGCATGGAAACTCAAAACATTGAAAACCTGGAAATGAGCTTACCCATGGATGGTCATTCAGGGGCAACACTTAAGAATATTGTGAACATGATTTCAAGCAAGCAGCATTTAATTATGAAGTCTATGGGAATTGAAGAGAATCTGATGGATGAAACATTTGCTGAAGATTTGAGCTTAAAAACCACAATGTCTTTTGATGAGTTTAAAACAGCTATTGAGGAACTTGGGACAGAAAGATGTAAAGGCATAAAATTTGATTTTGAGAAAAACATATACACTTATAACATACCATTGACAGATTACGTAAAAATATCAGCCTTCGCAGTACTTGTCACCCGAATCAATGAGAATGCCAAAGAACAAAAACGTACTTCATACAAAGCGGCACAAGAGGACAATCCGAAGTTTGCATTCAGAACCTGGCTTATAAGGCTTGGGATGAAAGGTGATGGCTACAAAGACGTTAGAAGGGTTCTTTTAGAAAACCTTGAGGGAAATGGTGCATTTAGAAAACCACCAAATGAAAGGAGTGAAAATTAATGCCAACATATAGAGAAATTAAAAGACAAGCGTACAAGGTGGTCGAAGACATGGTAGTTGAACTTGAAAGAATGGAAAGAGAAAAAAGAAGATATGAAAAGCATGGAGCTGTTAAGGCGGCAAAAGCACTTGAAGAAGAAATTGATAATCTAAGAAGAAACATAGAGCTTGAAGAATACCTTCTTGGTGTTGCTTTTGACTGAAAGGAGGAAGTTATGAAAATTTATGCGGCATATGGCAGCAACCTAAATCTTGGCCAGATGTTCAAGAGATGCCCGAAGGCTACGCCAGTTGATATCGGTGTTTTAAAAGATTACAGATTGACTTTCAGAGGAAGCGGCAGAGGTGTTGCAAACATAGAGAAATATAATGGTGGAAGAGTTCCGGTTCTTTTATGGAATATAACTGAAGATTGTGAGATTGCACTGGATAGGTATGAAGGTTATCCAAGACTTTATAACAAGTGTGAAATAGAAGTTCAAAAATTCAATGGAGAAACAGTAAAGGCTTTTGTATATATCATGGATGAAAAATATACAGATATGCCTGCACAACCTACAAAATATTATCTGGATATAATATGGCAGGGTTACATAGACAACAACTTTCCGATTGAAACATTAAGAACAGCATTGTCAGAAAACTTGTTAGAGATAGATAAGAAAATGCATGAAAGATATAGGTAGCGGCTATGGATAAGTTTTTTACTCAAGAAAACTGCGACAGGTGCGGCAAAAGCCTGAAAGGCGGCAGGATAATGTCAATGTATAACACCAAGTGCATTTGTTTGGAATGCAAGAAGAAAGAAATACAAAGAGACGATTACAAGGATGCAATGGACGCAGAACTTGAAGAAGTTAAGAAAGGCAATTACAACTATAAGGGTATCGAAGAAGAATTATAGAACTGAAAATAATCATGAGAGAAGCTTTCATTTGAAGGCTTCTTTTCATGTTCAAATATATTAAGGAGGTGGCGGATATCCGAAAACTTAAAAAATACAAACCAACAAAATTTAAGTCAGCGGACTCAGTTTACGATAAATCCGCCGCTGATTATGCTGTAGCTTTTATAGAGTCACTTTCCCACACCAAAGGAACCTGGGCTGGTAAACCCTTTGAGCTAATTGATTGGCAGGAACAAATTGTTAGAGATTTATTTGGCACACTTAAACCAAATGGATATCGCCAGTTTAATACAGCATATGTTGAAATACCAAAAAAGATGGGGAAAAGTGAACTTGCAGCAGCTGTAGCTTTGCTATTAACCTGCGGTGATAATGAGGAACGAGCAGAAGTTTACGGCTGTGCAGCAGACCGAAACCAAGCATCAATTGTTTTTAATGTAGCAGCGGATATGGTCCGCATGTGTCCGGCATTGGCAAAACGTGTGAAAATATTAGACTCTACTAAAAGACTTATATATCAACCAACAGGTAGTATTTATCAAGTTTTATCAGCTGATGTTAGTAATAAGCATGGCTTCAACACTCATGGCGTGGTATTTGATGAACTGCACACCCAACCGAATCGAAAGCTTTATGATGTTATGACAAAAGGAAGCGGAGATGCAAGAATGCAACCGCTGTATTTTCTTATTACTACTGCTGGGGACAATCAGAACAGCATATGTTGGGAGGTACATCAGAAGGCACTTGATATTATTAACGGTAGAAAACATGACCCTACCTTCTATCCTGTTATTTATGGTGCTGCTTTAGAAGATGACTGGAGTGACCCAAAAGTATGGAAAAAAGCAAATCCTTCACTTGGAATAACAGTCACTATGGATAAAGTTAAGGCAGCATTTGAATCAGCGAGACAAAATCCTGCTGAAGAAAATAGCTTCCGGCAGCTTAGGCTCAATCAATGGGTCAAACAAGCTGTTCGCTGGATGCCGATGGATAAATGGGACGCTTGTGCATTTAATGTTGACCCTGAAGAATTAAAAGGCAGAGTTTGTTATGGCGGGCTTGACCTCTCCTCCTCTACTGATATCACGGCTTTCGTACTGGTTTTTCCCCCGTTGGATGAGGATGATAAATACAGTATTCTGCCATATTTCTGGATTCCTGAAGAAAATATCGATCTTCGTGTTAAAAGGGATCATGTTAATTATGATTTATGGAAAAAGCAAGGCTTTCTGAAAACTACAGATGGCAATGTTGTGCATTACGGATTTATCGAAACCTTTATTGAGGAATTAGGTATGAAATACAATATAAGAGAGATTGCCTTTGACCGCTGGGGTGCTGTGCAAATGACACAAAATCTTGAGAATCTTGGTTTCACGGTTGTACCATTTGGTCAGGGTTTTAAAGATATGTCACCTCCTACCAAAGAACTTATGAAACTAACCTTGGAGCAGAAATTTGCTCATGGTGGCCATCCTGTGCTTCGCTGGATGATGGACAATATCTTCATTCGTACTGATCCAGCTGGAAATATAAAGCCTGATAAAGAAAAAAGTACTGAAAAGATAGATGGTGCGGTAGCAACTATTATGGCCCTTGATAGGGCTATAAGGAATGGGAGCAACACCGGTGGAAGTGTTTATGATGAGAGAGGAATTATAATATTGTAAAATTTTGTAAATGGTATATAATTATAGGCATAAAACGTAATAAGTTTAGGAGAGTATATTTTGAAAAATTATAAATTGCTTATAAGAGATGATTGGACTATTCGAGTTGATACCGAATCTTGGGCTGAAATGTTACTATTTTTAAATGATAACGGCTGGAAACCTGACAACCTTTTAAGTTCATTTCTTGGTATTAGAGAAGTGAGTGATTCTGAAGCTAAGAAAATAAATGTAGCTGGTCAAAAGATACTTGATCAGGTATTAAGAAATCCTATATCTGTATACCCAGTTTCATTTGATATAGGTAAGTTTTCAGAAATAGTATATTTTTGTGAAGAAGGAGCTTTTAGAATTTCGTCAGAATAAATAATAATTATGAAAATTAAAAATAAATGATTTGATAATAATTTATAAGCGTAGTTTACAGAAGGAGCGTGGTTTAACTGTTTACTGAAGAGATTTCAAATAAACTTAAAACTTATGTATATCGACTTATAGATCCACGAAATGGGGAAACTTTTTATGTAGGCAAAGGTAAGGGTAATCGTGTATTTTCTCATGTTCTTGCAGAAGAGAATTTGGAAGGTGACGACTTTGACAATAAATTAAAGCGCATTCGAGAAATAAGACTTGCTGGACTTGAAGTTGCTCATATTATTCATCGCCATGGAATGGATGAAAAGACAGCGCTAGAAGTTGAGGCAGCTCTTATTGATGCTTATCCTGGTCTTACCAATATTGCTTCGGGTACAGGTGCTAATGAATATGGTGTTATGCATGCCAATGAAATTATTCGTCAGTATTCTGCTGAACAGGCAGTTTTTAAGCATAAAGCATTATTGATAAATATTAACATAAGTGCATCACAAACATCGTTGTACGAAGCAACCCGTCGTGCTTGGAAGCTTAGCAAATCAAAAGCTGAGGAAGCTGAAATAGTTCTTGCAACTGTAAAAGGGTTAATTGTAGCGGCTTTTGTAGCCGATGAGTGGCTAGATGCTACAGCAGAAAACTTTCCTGGTTATGAGGATATACCTGGACGTATAGGATTTGTTGGCAGAGAAGCGCCTGAGGAGATTGTAAAATTGTATGTTGGTAAGCGTGTTCCAAATAAATATCGTAAACGTGGTGCAGCTAATCCAGTGAGATATACATGGTAACTATAGGTTCACATTATAAACTGCTAAGAACAATATTTAAAGAGCCGTTATGCGTTGTGTTTGACAGCTTAGAGTATTCAGTAGCTAATAATTATTAAATGTTAAATACATACATGGTCTTTTATGGTAAAATGTAATGGAGGTGATGAAAATACGTGCAGATGCATATAGTGATTGGTTACAGGGTAAGATCGCAAAACGCCCAATTTCAGATAGTATAAGTCGATGTAGAAGAATTGAAGATGGTTTAAAGCTTGACTTGGATGAAGAGTATGAAAAAGATGGAGGTAGAAGTCTTATGAAATTATTAGAATACTCAGCAGATGATGAAAGGCTTAATAAACCAGCTCCACAGGGAATAGAATTTACACCTAATTCAAATATTAGAAATGGCATGTCATCATTACGTTCTGCAGTAAAAAAATACTTTGAATTTTGTCGATCAAGCAAATAAGTAAAATATTTACGTAAGCATCTATTTACAATAGGTGCTTTTTTCATACCCATTTTTAAGGAGAATGATATCTATGGGAATATTTAAAGGAATTTTCAAGGCGCGTGATAAGCCTAAGGATAGCCTAAATGGTAGCCGATATAGCTTCTTTTTTGGAGGAACTACTGCGGGAAAAGCTGTAAATGAGCACACGGCCATGCAAATGACAGCCGTTTACTCATGTGTGAGGATACTGGCTGAAACATTAGCCGGACTTCCTCTTCATGTCTATAAATACAACGATAGCGGAGGAAAAGAGAAATATTTAAAGCATCCGTTATATAAATTGCTACACGATGAGCCAAATCCTGAGATGACTTCTTTCACGTTTCGAGAAACACTGATGAGTCATCTTTTATTATGGGGCAATGCTTATGCACAGATTATAAGGAATGCCCGTGGTGAGGTTATTGCTCTATATCCTCTTATACCAAACAAAATGACAGTCGACCGTGATAAAAACGGCCGGCTTTTTTATTTGTATCAGCGAAATATGGAGGACGCACCTACCATCGGAAAAGAAACAATAGTCTATCTCAATCCAT